ACCGGGGGATATAGGTTCGTTATCACCAACCATCCTAAGTCCCTTGGCTTTAAAACCTCCCGGTAAATTAGCAAACTGTCCTGCATCTATAAGGGATCTCATTGCAGCAGTTGCACTCATAGTGAGATTACCAAGGAAGTGTATAAGTCCTAGTCCGTAGAAACCAAAGCCGGGTACAAATCTGTAGTGAACAAAGTGACTACGTTTTTCCATATTAGGATCACTCTGTTCATAGTTTCTACGAATACTTAGTACCTGTCTGCTTTGTTCTTCTACAGTTACGATATAAGGTAGAGATTGATCTTTACCTTCTATATCAAGATAACAATGTTGTTCCAGTAAAATGTACTGTGGATCTTTATCAGAGCTAGGAGATATACCTATAATTGTATCCATCTTTTCTGTAAAGGATGTTATATTTGTATTGTTTGGATCTGGAAGATCAACATCTTTATATACACCTGCACGTACATCTCTTTCTAATTCTATAGGACTACGATAGATAACATGTGTATAACGATCTGCATTCCTTAGATCCGTAGCAAAGTAAGACACATAGAATTGATCTATAGGTATAAACTCTGATACTGGACGTTGTAATGTAGAATCATAGTATACTTTTTTAAATGCTGATCCTATTAGAGGAAGCTGAAATAACATTCTTTCAAACTCATCAAAGTATTCTGGCATCTGCTCAGTTACCTGATAGTTCATAAAGTTCTGTACTCTATTGGCTTGCATCTCTTTCTCTGGAGTTGACTTACCAAGTATGTTAGCCTTTACAGGACCAGAACTAGGAAATAGTTCTCCTGAAGCTTTGGACTGAAACTTTACGGCAGACTCAATAAGAAGTGGATGTACGGCTGTACATGCTCCTTCAAAAGGTTCTGATCCCGGCTCAAGTTTAAGTCCTAGTAATTCAAAGCCTCTTTCAAACATAGACTCCCATTCACCTCTTGAGTCTTTATCTGCTTGATAGTTTTCTATTACATCTATAGCTATAGAGAATAAAGCTTCTTCTTCTAAAGTTTCTGATAGATCACCATACCATTCGGCAATACTCTCTGAAGGTTTCATTATAACATCTTCAGGAGAAAAATCTACCGTAACTCCACCATCATCTTCTACTTGAAATGTAGCATCAATATCTGTTTCTTCGGCTGGAGCCATAGGAACTACATTAGATACTTCCTGTGGTATTTGCTCAAATGGGTTTCTCTCTGTTGCCATGTCTTATCCTAACATTTTGCTTCTGTCTGTACCATAAATATTATCAAGAAGTCTACTTAAAAATACATTGCTTTCTGATCTACTTGCAGGTGCTGAACGTCTAGCCAGAAGTCCTGCCATTCCTGTCTTTGGAGTTTCAGCTTCATCTTGACTTGTAGCTGCTGCTGTACTAACTGGTAAACGTCTACGAGAAGGAGCAGGTTCATTTCCTAAATCCATTTTGCTTTGATCAAACCCCGGTTCATTTTCAGGAGATATAATAGAAATATTTCCATCTTCTTTAACATGAACAGGAATACCCCTTACTTCTGCTGTACCTATAACTCCTGCCATTTTAGCTATAAAGTTTCCTAGTGCTACAGCAGTGCCACCGGGCATATATGCAGGATAATCTATACCTTTAAATTCTCTAAAGTTATCAAAAGTTTTTTTAGCAGCCTCTACAGCACTATCTTTTTTAATTTCACCTTCTCTTTTAGAAGAAACAAAACCTTGTTTTTCTATTTCTTCTGCTTCTTTATTTTGTATTTCTTTATTAAATTCAGCTAAATTAAGTGCATACCTATTCTGTAAATTAGCCATATCTTTACTTAAGTTATATCCCTCTTTTCCGTACCGAGCTATATCATCTTTTTCAGAAACTCTAATTCTATCTCCTGTTTTAGGAATATTAAAAAAATCTCCTATAGGTGTACCCTGTGCTTTTTTTTCCAAAAAATCTAATTGTCTAAAGTATCCGGGTGTTGGATCAAATGCTCTTTCTCCCATGCTGCCGGGATCTTCACCTTCACCAAATCCTCCTGTTACAGGTGTAAAAGTATCTCCTGTTACTAAACCAACTTGATTATCTCTAACAGAAGTTCCTCCTAAAATGTCAGCATCTGTATAATCAAAATCTTCTTCAGTTAAATTAGTAGTACCTGTATCTACACCAGCCATCTCATCTGTATAACCACCAATAAAATCATCACCCATTATATCTCCACCAGAAACTCTTCTAATAACAGGGCCACCTACTTTAGCTTGTCTTGGGTCTATATAGGAAAGTCTGTATGGCTGGCCTCCTATCATCATTTCTCTATTCATGCCTGATAAACCACCTGCCATAATCTTTCCTCCTCCTTTTCTATATATACTACCTTTAGTTGTTGTTGAATCTGATAACAACTCCATAGCCTTAACTCTGTTATCTTGAATATTATCTAATCTATTTTTAGCTCTAGCTTGTCCTTCTTTAGTATAAGCAAAATCACTAGTAGGATCAAAACGATCTGGACGATCTTGTTTAAGTTGATTAATATAGTCTATAACTTCTGGAGGATAATCTTTAGGATCTAAATTTCTCCACCCTTTATATAGAGTATCAAGTTGTTGTTGTTCTCTTTTACCTAGGTATTTTAATGTATCCATAAGATTTTTTTCTTTAGATTTCATTCGTCTATTATAATAGTCTGTTCTAATGCCACCTTCTTCAGTCCAATCTGGTCCTTCGTCTGTTGGAAGACCTTCATAAACAATAGTATCAAAAGTAAGCATAGGAGTTGACTCACCAAAGTCACCACCTTGTTTATCTCTTATTTGTTGTGGAGTCATAGAAGTCATAGCTAAAACTTCCTGTGGGCTTTTAGTAAAGAAAGAACGATCTCTTGATAGAATTTGTGCTTCTTCTGGACCCAGATCTCCCGGTACTGTATCATCAGGTCTTGTAGAATCTTTGGCACGTTGACCTGCAAGAATGTCAGCATCTGTATAATTAAAATCTTCTTCAGTTAAATCAGGGCCAAATATATCAACTCCAGCTTCAGCATATGCTTCTTGCATATCATCAGCACTTATACCATAATCATCTATACCTCCACCTTCGTTGAGAGATATTAATCCACCTTTTCTTTTAGATACTACTTCACTTAAACGTGGTAGATCAGATGTTCCTGCTTTTTTATTTATAGCTTTAACTTCTTTATCAGATAAAACTCTATTTACTTTCATTTCTCCACCAATGATCCATTCACCTTCCATATTAGGATTAGTTTTATATCTATAATTTCCTCCTGTAGGAACTTGATCTGTTATATGGGCTGTTTTAGCTTGAATACCCTTTCCACTTTTTAAAGGAATAGCTCTTTTTATAGCTTCTGTTTGCCAATCAACATCATTTGCAAATTCAACTTCAGCCCATATTTGATTTTCTGGACGAATATTAGGTTTCTTTATTGTTTTATCTTTTGTTAAAGTTTTTAAATTCCATTTATCTCCAATATGTTTAGCTATAGGAATATCTCCTGCATGAAATCCGGGTCTATATGCTAAATTTCCTAATGAAGATTTTACTTTTCCAGTTGAAGAACGTAATCCTTCTTCTGCTTGTATCCATTTATTCATTGGTATTGGATTATTATCTCCCATTTTGACAAACAATGGAAATAATTCTCCTGTTTCAGGATTTCGTCTAAATAGTTTGTAAGCCTTTGTTGTTTTTTTAGGGGATATTTCTTTAATACTAGCTTTTGAAATTTCTTCTGCTTCACCTATCTCATCTATAACTTTTTCTTTATCTCCTGTTTTTAATTTTTTACTTATATCTACAGGCTCATCTAAAGATTTTAATCCTTCTGTCTTCTTAGGTACTTCTATATTCCTAGGCAGAGCTTTAGACAAGGCTTTAGAGCCACCTTTTTTCAAGGCTTCTCTAGCAGCTATCTTAAGTAATGATGTTAATGCCATAGTATTCCTCTTTTACCCCTGCATCTATTATAACATAAAATTAACTATTTGTCAAATCAGAACGTCCAATAAGTAGCCTTTTCAGATCTAGGCTCGTCCTCCCACTCTGGATCATCAGGGTGTGTTAGATGCCAAGACTCCTTCATATAGTGTACTGCCATTGTTAGAGCATCTACCTGATCATCATGAGCAGCATTGGGAAACCGTATAAGCTCCTCTATAAGGTCTTCAGACCACTTCTTGTTCATGGGTAGCCATAGTCTGCCAGCTTCCATGATGGGTGATGCTGCATAAACTCTGGATACTTTATCTCTATCTGGTGTATACTCCATAACTGGTAGCCCGGCCCTTCGCATGTCCTGTATCAAGGACTGTCCACTAGCTTTCTTCTCAATCATGCAGACATCTGGTCTGTGTTCGTTATATAGTTTCTGTGCAAGTTTCCTTAGTTCGGGATACTCAAACCTTCCTTTGATGTTTCCTAGTAGTATTAGCTGTGGAACATAGTTCTCATATCCCTTATCATCATGATCATACATGTGGAATATACCCCATGTCTGTATCACACTGTAATCAGCCGTTGTTCGTGTTGAGAATGCCGTATCATATGTTTGTATCATGAAATCACAGCTAGGAGGTTCAGGATCTTCCCATGATTGTAGCCATTTCTTTTTAATTAGCCCACCTTCTTCAGGAGTAGGGTCTTGCATGTAGAGAGAGTTCCAGTATTTGCTACCATTACTGGCTTTTATTTCGTTTTCATCTACTTTTAGTACCTCATCTGGCTTCCATTCTGGAAAATAGCTACCACCTACAGGTAAATCCAGCAATTCTGCTGCTTCTTCGTCTAGCCATGCAGGAATTTTAACTACCTCCCAAGGAATTATCTCATAATCAGACATATCTTCCTGCTGTTTTAGTAACCATCCACAGAGATCATCATAATGATACCTTGTATTTATAATAACTATGGAACCATTAGGCATAATACGAGTTCTTAGACCAGCAGGATACCACTCCTTTATGTATTTACGTCCTGTTTCGGAATAGGAGTCCTCTTCAGACATCACATCATCTAATATAGCTATGTGAGCACCCCGACCTGCTATCTGAGAACGTACACCAGCAGCATAGTATGTACCACCTTGGTTTGTTTTCCACTTTCCTGCTGCTCTTACGTCACTTCTTAGCTGTACTCCAGTAAAGATTTTACTAAATTCCTCTGTATTTACCACATCTCGTACAGATCTGCCGAAGTCAGAAGACAGTTGATCACTGTGAGAGACAGTAAGTATCTCATGTTCAGGGTTACGACCTATATACCATGCAGGAAATAGCTTAGAACAGATAACAGACTTGCTGGAACGTGGAGGAAGAAAGACCATTAATCTTTTTATCTCTCCTTCTTCTAACTGTTTTAGCTTATTTGATATTAATTTTATGTGATTACCCATCTGAAAGCCAGACACAAGAGAAGGAGCCATTAGACGGACAAATGTAAGGAAGTCTGTTTTAGATTCTCGATTAACTTTTTGTGAAAGAAGTCCTTTAAGGTTTATAAAAGACTCTATAGAGTTGTCTTGTATATTTATCATAGTACTATTATACACTATAATTACTATGTTGTCAAGTATTTAATTAAAATAATAATAATAAGTTATAGTGACGTACTTAAGTAGCCGACATTGCCCCATAGATTTTCAAGATTTTCCATGACTTCCTAATATATTGGTCCGTTTAGACCCCCCATAAATTTTTTTTGTAGGGTCGTGTTTTTAATTGTCTGATACTACAATATTTTTTTAAGAGATACCTTGATTAGTTTTGGAAATGTTTGAGACATGTCGAAACAATGCCCCAAGTTTTTGAGTATGTCCGAATTAATTATATTTCTTTTGAGGATACGTTTAATAAATCTCTTCAAGGGAAAGAGAATAAATAAACATACCTCAGCAATTCTCCAGAATTACCGAACAATATAGCCTTTAATATACTCATTAGTCTCAGCCCATTACTGAGTAATGAGGATATAAACCATAGCTAAATGACGAACTATAATCAGCAATCTCAGCATAGTTGAGACAATCCCTATAATATTAACCTATTGTTTTTAAACGATTTAATATAAATGGAATGTGTTTTTATGTTTTTTTCCCTATTTTTAGTAAAAAACTTTATAACCTATTGTTTTTAAACAGTTCTTTTCTGATACAAGGTCACGAATAACTGTTATACTTAAAGAAAAGTTTGTTTGGTTACGGGGCATTGCCCTGCCGTTTTAACAATTTGGAGATTTTAAAAATGACAAAATATCAATGGAAAAGCATTAATGGTGGTTTTGATAAAGATCCAAGAAAAGGGTTTAAATATGATCCAAAAAAACACCCAACATTAGAAGAAGCAATAGGCAAAGCAGAAATGGAGCTTTCAAGAATACTTTTTGATAAAGAAATAAAGGGTTTGAGTTTTTCAGATCTAAATTCCAAAGTTAGAGAGTTAGAAGAATTACTAGACAACCTTTACGAAGAAAGAGGATTTGTAAATTTTTGGTATAAAGAAAAAATAGATAATTATTATAACTGGGCTGACGACTATTATATTAACACTTATGTTGCCCATTAATTGAAATTGAAACCCCACTATAACCCCATGAACCATTGACTTGGTTGTGGGGTTTCGGGGTAGAAACTTAAATTTTTTTGGAGATTTTAAAAATGAGTAAATACACAGAAGAAATACAAAAAACAGCAGATATTATTATTGATCAAATGAAAGAGCATGGTTCTGACTGGTCAAAAAGCTGGATTACTACTGGCTTAGGGGTTCCAATGAATGCCACGACTAAAAAGCCATATAGGAATAGCAATGTTTGGACTTTACTTTTTGCCATGTCAAAAAATGGTTGGACTTCAAATCAATTTGTTACTTGGAACCAAGCCTGTCAGCATGCCGGATTAAAAAGAGATAAGAATAAAAGATGGATAAAAGAAGAAGGCAAGGGTATTAAAAAAGAAGAAGCCACCAACTACACCAAGATTTTATTTTTTAAATCAGACGTAAAAGAAAATAAAGAAACTGGTAAAAAAGAAAAGACCGGTTTTTGGATAACATACAACGTCTATAATCTAGATCAAACAGAAGGGCTTGATCATTTAGTTGAGACTGTCGAAGTACCAGACAAGGCAACGACTATTGAGAACGTGCAAGAATTTATAGACAATTGCCAAGCCAATATAAAATTTGGTGGAGATCAAGCATTCTATAGACCTTCTGAGGATTATATACAGATGCCTAATATGGACAGGTTTAATGATAGTTACGGCTATTATTCCACAATGTTGCATGAGCTAGTGCACTGGACTAAGAAAGAAGGTAGAAGTCCCAGACCTCAATCAAGCAATAGATCCGAATATGCCTTTGAGGAATTGGTGGCAGAAACTGGTAGTGCCTTGTTATGTGTTATGTTGGGAATTGAAAACGAACCACGGCCAGATCATGCCAAGTATTTAAATAGTTGGATCAAGGCAATTAAAGATAACCCAAAGGTAATACAACAAGCCTTTAGCCAATCCCAGAAGGCAATTGATTACCTTTATAGTTTACAGGAGGAGCAGGAGCTTGCTCTTGTAGCTTAGTAATTAAATCTCCAAAACTAGCCAGTGATTAGATTAAATTCTAACACTGGCCTTTTGGGTAGAAACTAAAATTTTTATGGAGATATTAAAATGTTTAAAATTATAGATAAAAAAAGAGACAAGTATAGTAACGATTGGTTTGTTGTTATGGTGAATGTAATAGACAATGACTTAACCCCTTTTGCCACTCACTTATACCACCCAAACTTTGAGGACAGGGGAGAATTGTTTGTATCCGGTCATTACTGTTACACCTACGGCCAAGCCAGAGAAGATTTTAATAAACGACAATAGAGAGGAATGTGTTTTTAGGATTTTACTATAAATTATTTTGTAAAATCCTATTAACCCCTTGATTTTAAACAATTCTTTTTTCTTTTTAATTGCTACAGGTTATGAGATAATTAAGGTAATGGAGACAACAACGGAGATTTTATAATGACTTTTAAAATAGTAGATTATCAATACAAAAAAATTCTCGAAGGTGAATACCTATACAACAGAATACATTGCATAGACTATTATAATTTTTTAGTTGATAAAATTAATGACACAACAGACCATAAAGAAAAGATAAAACTTCATAACAAAATGCTTTATATGTACACTAAGGCAACACAAAAGAAGGGAATATAAAAATGGATAGAGAACAAGAACAATGGGCTAAAGATAGAATGAAAAAAGTTAAAACTTTATATACTAAGCTGGATAATGTGAGTAAATCTGGACTGACTAGAAAAATAACAGTCTTAGATATAGATGGAGGGGAACCTAGCTATTGGAATTATTATATAGCTAAGATTTTAAATTATAAATTAGATAAGAATGGTTCATTAATAGTTAGGGGAACTGGAATGGATATGGGATTTGATATAGTTTATAAATTATCCCAAGCCCTACATAATGATAGCTACAAAATTAAACATAGATGGATATAAGGAGATTTTAAA